CAAATAACAGTATAGTTTTCGATAACAAAGAAACTCCATTCAATATCTTACAGAGAACTCCTCATGCAGGATTAGTTAGTGCAATAGACCCAAGTTTTGCAAACAAGCAAATCCTTCCAAAGAACAGAGAGATAAACGCACTTTCTAGCAATAGGCAAGGATTCAGACACATGACATCTTATTTGCACAAATCAGAAGATTACGAACCAACGGGTGTTTTTGAAAGCATGATTGAACCTGCCCATGTGATAAGAGATTTGGATCACATGGACACACTCAAAGGATTTAGCGGTGATTGGATTGTGCAGAAAAAACCCAAAGGCAAGAGAGTGTTAGTCAAGAAGAAAGGCAAGAGTGTTGAGCCATTGAGTCTTCCAGGAGAAGTAAAGAAGTCACTCAAGGATACCGTACCTGGAGATGTTGTGTTTGATGGATACATCAAAGGCAAGGTGCTTACAGTTGTTGATTTGCTACTGCACAAAGATGTTGATATGAGTCAAGAACCGCTTTCAGATAGGGTTGATGCATTGAGGACTCTATACACTACAACCGATCATGTTGAGTTCCCTGCTCCTAATTCATGCGTAAATGCAGATATGGATGGTTTGGCAAAGGCAATCGCTAACTTAGATAGGACTGATTTGCTTATCAGAGATTCAAAATCCACATTCATCAAAGGTAAAGAAGTTCATCCGAAATGGATATTGTACCCTCAAGACACCATCAGCAAGAATATACCATTGCCCCCTCTCCCCGAAATGAGTACAAGAAACTCAAACATAGTGTTGGAATATCCTGGCATATACAATCCCGTCATCGTAAAACTAGACTCTGATGAAAAGGGAGTTTATGTTGCAGGTTATGAGGGGCTTCCTCATTTGGTTAAACAGGCAGAAACTCAATTTGAGATATGGAGTCCGGTAGCTGCACAGTACATTGGATTACCCGATCAGGCTATACCTTCTTACCGTAAAAGACCAATCTTTAGAAAATCGTTGGATAAAGCACCAGAAGTAAATACAACAGAAGAAAGAAACGATGAGGATAGCATAACTAGCATCATGCGTAGGGCTAGAAAGGTAATCATGAACAAAGAAGTGTCAATGAATAGTAAGGAACTAATTGCTAGTGTGGATGGCATGACTGAAAAACTTCTTGACAAGTATGCAGAAGAATATGGCATTGAGCGAACAGATGATGGAAAATGGACACTCAATGAGGCAATTGACGATGATATAGCAGAGAAGTTTGCGTTTCCTCGAATGAATCAAGCATCCTCAGATGGAGGGGCATGGTCTGGTATGCAAGCAGATATCACCGCACCAACAGGACCTACTGAAATTACTGATGAAGAGAATACTACCTTTGGCAATCCAAAAAGAAAGAACATTGAACCCGATCCAAGCGGTGGATTCAGACCAATGAGTATGATTTTTGATACTGAGAATGGAGAGGCTACATTGGACATTCAAGATGGTAGGGCGGTTGTACGCTTCCCCAAGAAAGATAAAAATCACGAAGAAGAGGAAAACGATGTACTGCCAGCCCTTCGTCATGATGACGCTCTCTAAATCCTGTCAGCCCTGTCATGTTGTCATTCATATACTATTGTTGAATGTTGTATAGGACAATGGCAAACGCAGAGATGCTACAACCTTCGATAGGATGGTCAGCCTTTGGCTCAGATTTCCTAATCAAAGAAGACATAGGTAGTGATCTCTATGTTGCAGGATATGCAAGCGTGGATATGGTGGATAAGCAAGGAGATAGAATCCCAACTGCCGCACTAAAGAAAGCGTTTGGCAAGTTCATGGAAAACAAAGCATACCGAAATGTTCAGTTAGCACATAGCGGTATCCAGGTAGGAGAAGTAGTTGATTCCTACTCAGATTCACAAGGCCGATTGTGGAAATCCGAAGTGGATGATCACGGCCTCTTTGTTGTATGTAAAATAAGAAGTGACATACAGAAGGCACGAGAAGTGCAAAAGCAGGTACGAGATGGAGATCTTCGTGCCTTTTCAATAGGTGGACAAGCATTGTTCAGGGTAAGCAAACACACCCCTGAGCATGGCAACCACCGTGAGATTACCGACCTTGAGTTGCATGAAATTACCCTTTGTAAGAAGGGCATCAACCCAGAGGCGGGATATACAATCCTCAAAATGGATGAAACGGAAGTGACAAAAATGACCAACAGCGAAGCATTGGAAGAGATAAGAGATAGCCTAAGCGGAATACTGAAAGCTATTGATAAGAAAGACGAGAAAGGCGACATGAAAGGCGATATGAAAGCCGATGATGAGAAAATGTACAATGAAGACAAAGAGATGGAGAAATCCACCTCTGATGCTCTACAATACATAGATACTCTTGAGAAGTTCGCACACGAAGCAGGTGTGGATTTGGATGGACTACGAACTCACTTCGGTCTTGAGAAGGCTTACATGGTCGGTGTAGATGGACAGGGTGGATACTCTCACAGAGGAATGGGTGACGAGATCGGTGCAGGAGAAGATGCAACGGAAGTCACATACCCTGCACTAGCTGCACCTGGCGGTAACAAGTATGTTATCAAGCAACCAGGAGTTGGCAACATGGCATACAACGAGCCATCCGGCAACAAAAATGTCATCAAATCCCCTGGATCGATTACTCCTGAAGGACTAGAGCGTGGATACAGAGCATACGCATCCCTTAGAGATGAGGAAGGCATGAAGGCTCTCGTAAAGGCAGAGTGGGAAGCCCGCTACGAGGCAGAAACCGCTAAGGCTCTTGAGATTAACAAGGCTAATGATTTCGGTGGCCAAATCGCTGCACTACAAGCAGAGATTGCAGGACTACGCTCTGAGAACACAGAGATTCAGAAATCTGCATCCGCAGTTCCAACAACAGATATTCGTGTACCAACCAATGAAGAGTTCGCAGCTATGGGCAGCGACCTTGAGTCCTGGAGGGCTACCGAGCAACTAGCAAGGAGGGCACTAACAGGCGAGTAATCGTCTTGGGTGACATGGAGATAAAGGAAGTGAAAAAATGAGTGGATCAAAAGGATACATTAGAACAATTGAAGACATGGAAAGACTGTACTACGGTGCAGGTGCTGGTGCTAACGCATGGGCATACTCTGGAACTGACTTGCTAAAGGCCGATTCGCCTTTGGTTAGCAGTACAACCGGAACTTATCAGGCAATATTTGGCCGAAAGGTGTGGTCGCAACTCAACCAGGAGTTCAACGCCTTCTCAATTCTGCCAAAGAAACCCTGGGAGAAGAGTGGTTGGAGAGTCGTCACCGATAAGCCGGACAGGACAAAGGGTGGCGGTCTTCCTGAGAACGGAACTCTACCAGAAACTACCAAGCCTACTTTCGCAGAGGTCAGCACAAAGCCAAAGACTGTGGCTCACACATTTGATCTCAGCGAAACTGCAATGTTCCTAGCCGACAAAGATGACGGTCTTGGAGATGCAAGGGCAGTAATGAAGATGGAGATGGCAAAGCACCACGCAGAGCACATCAACGTCATGCTCTTAGAAGATGTTGATACTACCGCAGGGAATGATTTCGAATCCCTTGACAGGTGTCTATCTTCTTCCTTCGTTGAAACTGCAACTGATTTCGTATCAGCAGCAGCAGATCACAATCAGTACAACATCACAAGAAGTGTTGGGTCAGCACAACAATGGTATGATGCTAATGTTGATGCAGGTTCGGCAGGGGCAGCTCGTGCTCTCAGTCTGAATGTCATTGACGGAATGTTCAGAAGCGTATGGGAGAAGGGAGGTCAGCCAAAGGTAATCCTAACAGGCTACGATACTCTTGAGAAGGTTCAGCAACTATTGCAACCACAACAGAGATTTACAGAGATGAAGAGAGTTGTTCCTGGTGTGAATGGCGTTAAGGGTGTTCCAGGTATGGAAGCCGGATTCGTTGTCGCAACATACAATGGCGTACCTCTCATTCCATCTAAGGATGTTAAGGCAGATTCAGGAGAACTATCAAGAATGTACTTCATAGACTCCGATTACATTTACTTCTGCACCGCAAAACCAACCCTATACCACGAGTCTGGTATCGAAACCGGAGATCCATTCGGTATCAACAGGCTAGGACAGATGGGTATGTTCCACACAATGGGCGAACTATGGCAACTATTCTACCGAGCACACGGGAAAGTGAGGGATATCGCTGCTTAGATGCACGGAGAATAATGGAGAAAAAAGGTAAGGTGACAAAGATATGGCAAACACAAATCTAACAGGAAACGGAACAGTAGTCTTCAACTCCCGCCTATGGGGTGGTGTTGGAGAGTCGGACACATCATGGCTACAAAGCCCTGTGGGAAGCAATTCGGTTACAGGAACAATCAGCATGGCAACTGTTGATGTTGTAGTGACAGATGGAGATGCAGCTTTCGCATACGACTTAGCCCTAGAATCAAATGCCGTGACAGGATCAGCATTGATCGGTATTCTATCCGCACACAACATAACAACTGCGGGCGGGAATGCTTTCACGGTTGCAGGTAATGTATCCACCAACACCCTGCTAAAACTGACACCAGCATCTGCTGGTCAGGATGGCGACACGGTTAGGATTACATTCTTGTATCGGTGAGGCGGTGGCTTAAGTGGCTCTTAGCCTTCAATACATTGGGGCAAGACCTTACTGTGAGATCACAGTAGGCAGACACCAGGTTCTTGGGTTCTCAAGAGGCATGGTTAGGGATGACGTTCCACAAGACATAATCCGTAACAAAATCATACCCCTGATCGAGAATGGAGGAACTGCCTGGAAAGTTATCGGAAGCGATGATGTCCAAGCAGAGAAGATGCTCAAAGCAATAACTCCTGAGCCTGAACCTGTTGTAGTTGAACCAGAACCCGAACCCGAACCTGTGGTTGAAGAAGAACCCGAACCAACTCCTGCCGTAACTGACCAGGAAGTTGATGTGGATATTCTCTTAGCTGCAGCCGGATTCGATAGTCAATTAACACGGGCACAAATGATGGCATGGTGTTCAGAGAAAGGATTGCCTGTGAATAACAGATCAACCAAAGCATCCATGACTGACCTAGCCCGTGAGTACATCACGGGGGCTAGTGCTTGACTGATTCATTCGCAGACATTGACGATGGATCAGGCCGATATGCGAGCCGTGTTCGTGCAAACCGCAGAGTGCTAACTCTAACTGCTGATAGCACCAACTCATTGAGTGGAACTTTGGATCTTAATGGCAAGATAGGAAGACTCGTATTAGATTGTTCCAGGCTAACTTGCAATGCAAATGCAGGTACAACAGGTTCATTGAAGATTACTATGGATGTTGAAGATAGCGAAGGAGTTGAGTATCCTTACTGCGACACCCTTGCAAACTTTGATGTTAGGACCGCAGTAACTGTTCCTTACAATTTCCAAACATCAGAAGGTGGGAACATGAATGCAGATGGGGGTAATACGAGTGGTCTTCATTTCACAGTAACCGCACCTGCGAGTGCTACTGTCGGTGGCGTAACAATTGACGAACCCGCTGCATGGAACGGATTGGTCTGTGGGAGGGTAAGATTCACCCTAGCGACCTCTAATGGCACTTTTTCGGGCGGAACTGCCCGCATAGTCATACTTCATGAGTAAAATAGTAGTTAAATAGGATTGAACCAAAGGGGAGTTCAGTATGGCATTGACAGTAGAGCAATTGGGAAGAACAAACGTAACAGGCAACCGCTTGACTGTTGCTCTGAAGATCACATTTGATAGCTCGTATCCAACGGGTGGAGAAGCACTTGACTTGACGACATATGTATCAAACATAGAAACCGTTGGGATTGAAGTAAGTGGAGGATATGTATTCCAATACGATAGATCCAACAAGAAGGTTTTGGCGTATGAAGCAGGAGCGGATAGTGCGGCATTAGATGAGGTCGCAAATGCAACTAACCTTTCTTCAACCGTAACATATGTCACAGTTACAGGTGGGCGAGCCTGATAGGGGGCTTGCCGTGTGGCCTTAGAACTTGACGAGATTTGCTTTGAAGAAGCCCATGCGATAGAACGCCGCCGTAAAACACGGATGGCAGAGATTGCTACAAACGAAGGGTCAATAAAAACAGACGATTCTCCGTTTAGTAAGGAGAACCTGGCCAAAGCCGAAACTATCCGTGTGAAGATTCGAGGTAGAGAAAGATATGACATTCAAAACATTGGATCAGGCACACGATGCAAAGAGTGCGGTCTGCTCCATTTCTGTTGGACACCAAGTTGTGCGGGATGCGGGTGTGATATGGATTACAATTTAGGGAGATAGGGAGGATGAATAGCAATGCCACGAGTATTCACACCAGGGCATAGACCCGACCAACCTCTGTATCCTTCCGAATTAGTATATACTACTGTTGCAAAGGTTGAATCTTACCTACAACTACCCGATGCTAAACCAACAGAACTCATTGCTGATACTAGCACGGCAACTGAAAGTGGTGTCACTATAATCAAGATACCAATAGCAGGAGCTGATTACAGAAGATGGGGATTCACAAGTGGAGATTCGGTTACTGTCTATGATGATGTGGATGCATTGGGCAGTACATTGACTCTCACAGGAGTTGCATCGTTAGGATCAAGTGGAGGTGTTGTCCTCAAAGCTACTGACCCTGGAACGGCATATACCAAATCCAATAGTGCGTATGTTCAACCTAGTTCCATACTTTCCAACTCCTCGCAGAGAGGGATAAGCAAATCACAAGTTGAATTACTAATCCAAAGAAGGCAGGATTACATTGACAAGATTACTAGAATGGCATGGAGGCCAAGACTTGTCACCGATGAATATCAAAACTTTACTACATTCAAGCCATACCGAAGAAGATACTATACTGATTATGTTGGAGCAGTATATCTTAGAAACCGTTCAATCCAAAGGATATTGCGAATGGGTGTATGGCAGGGGGATCACTATCGTGAGTTAGCCTCATCCCGTGTGGAACTAACTGTTAGTGATCCTCATCTATTCAACAATACAGACAAAATATTCCTATGTCCAAACATAGGACATACTGCAACTTTGACAAGTGGAACTACTGCTACCACATGGGCAAAGGATTTCGGAGTCAAAACTATTGCAAGTCAAATTGGCAATCTAATCAATGAAGACGATGCAACAGGAAAAACTGCTATTCAGATAGGAACTATGACTGAAGATAGCAAAGCCCTCAATGTTAGTCATGAGTTCTTGGCTACCGCTAATAGCGATGAGGGCGATGGGGTTGTACTAATCAGTAGTATGAGATCAACCGATGAAGGAGAGGATACAACAATAGCAGTTACTAATCTCAGTACATTCACATTTGGATTATCAAATACAATAAATGCCACAGTTTCATCAGTAAATGGCAGTAGTTTTGTGTTGGATGATGCCTCTGCGTTTGTTCAAGGAAATGGTCTATACTACTACGGTACAGGAACTACCATCCGAGTGGCAAGATGCACTAGAAGTGGCAACACAATAACGGTTGCAGATGATTTGACATCTGATTTCGTAGCAAACATATCTGCAAGCACCGAAGTATATCAAACCAGGTTTGATAGTGATGCTACCGATGAACAAAGGCAAAAGGATTGGTGGTCAATGGAAGACAATGGTGCAATCATGTTCAACAATCAATATCCATTCTTTGAGAATCATAGCCTCAAGATATGCTATATTTATGGCGAAAGATATCTTGACAAGGCAATAGAAGATGCTTGTACCAAGTTAGTTGCTTTGGACATCATGATGACTGACGATTATACTGCTATGTTTCCAGAAGGTACGCAGAATGTGGATCTCCCTTCTAAGATTCAAAAGTTAGAAGAAGAAGTAAAGAGAATCCTGATCCCATACCAAGAAGGAATAATAGTCGCAGGTATGGGTGGTTGAGCTGTGGTTTCAGATTTAGTGAAGTATTTGAAATCCCTGCAAGACGCAGAGAGGCAAGTGTCAAGGGCTTTGAAGGCCGTTGAGCAAAACGAGCCAGCCATGTATAAGATGCTCTTATCCCAAGAAAGGCAAATGGCTACCGCAGATGGACTTGGCTTCACAGATGAAGAAATAGAAGCAAATGTAATGAAACAAATTGAAAATAATGCCTTCAGGGTGGCTTTGAAGGCCGCAAAAGACAATTTTTCGGAGGTGTTGATGAATGGCTAAAGATGCAATAGGTGCATTACGGGATATTCTCGCAACAAATTGGTCTAAGCCACCTGCACCATCCATAGAGGATATTGCAGATGTGGATAAGGGGGATGCAAAAAGAGTCAGACTACTTGATACCGATGTTATCCGTATATTTGAAACGGCACACAACGAGGCTCAACCAGAACTTGTCTATGATTTCGTTAATGAACACGTCAATATCACCATAGATTGCAGAACAGTACAGAGTCGAGAAAGACTGTCTGAGATGCGTAATGAGGTTAGAAGGATTGTACAGGCATTCAGAAAAGGTGACAACAACAACTTTGACCGTTTGATTTACAAGACTAGGACCGACCTTTCAGATCGCTCTAAGAAACTATTCAGATACACCATCCAGGTTGAGGTAATTACATTCAGTTTGGTAGCAGGAGCAGACGACCCTGTTGTAAATCCGGCAGATGGTTCAGTTGTTGGCTCTAATGTATATCAAACACTTGATGGTGATTTGACGGCTTTGGCCAATCTTACTCCCTCTGATAGTGCATTTATTGTCGGAGATGGAGGCACATGGGTATCTGAGAGTGGAGCAACGGCAAGAGCATCGCTTGGTTTAGGCACTATGGCCACTCAAGCATCAGACAATGTTAGCATCACAGGAGGATCACTATCGGGTATTTCTGGTTTAGTTTCAAGCATAACTGCCGGAACGGGGATAACAGGAAGTGCAACAGAAGGTGCAGTTACTCTGAATGTAGGTGGTTTAACCATCTCTGAGTTTGCAGGTAGCAGTATTCAAACGAGTGCAGAATCATTTNCTGACAATGATACTTCCTTGATGACTTCAGCCGCAATTGAAGACAAGATTCTTTCTTATGGATACACAACTGATACGGGCGATATCACAGGAGTTACCGCAGGAACAGGATTGTCAGGAGGAGGTGCAAGTGGAACGGTTACATTGAATGTTAGCGGGATTACAGTATCTGAATTAGCAGCAGACAGTTTGCAAATCAGTAGTGAATCGTTTGCAAATAACGATACATCTCTGATGACATCGGCAGCAATTGAGGATAAGATACTCTCGTATGGCTACACTACAAACACAGGAGATATCACATCAGTAGTAGCAGGAACAGGGCTATCCGGTGGGGCAACAAGCGGTGCGGCTACATTGAATCTTGATCTGAAAGATGAAGACGACATGGCATCTAATTCCGCTACTCATGCAGCATCACAACAATCCGTCAAAGCCTATGTTGATTCAGAGGTTTCTGCATTAGTTGATTCTGCCCCTGGTGCGTTAGACACTTTGAATGAATTAGCTGCAGCAATAAACGATGATGCTTCGTTTTCCACGACCATTGCTACTAACATTGGAACTAAACTTGCAAAGGCAAGTAACCTATCCGATTTGGCAAATGCCGCAACTGCAAGAAGCAATCTAGGAGTAGATGCAGCAGGAACTGACAACTCAACCGATGTCACTCTCGTCACCACTAGCCACGATTACCTCTCAATATCCGGCCAAGCAATCACATTGGGTACAATAGACATTAGTGACGATACTAATCTATCCGTAGGATCAGGACTTGCATTATCGGGAGATACAATTAGTGCGAACCTAAGTGCATCAGACATACCCAACCTAGCAACTTCAAAGATAACATCTGGTACTTTTGCAGATGCACGGATTGCTGCATCAAATATCACACAACATCAAGCATCATTGTCAATAACTGAATCACAAATTAGCGATCTTGGTTCATACATTACTGCTCCTAGAACAATTACCGCAGGAGGCAACACCCTAGCAAATAGCGAAACTCTTGCCTTTACCGCAGGAACAAATGTCACTATCTCTGAATCGGGAGGTGCGGTGACAATTTCATCTAGCGGGAAGACGCAAGAAGAAATAGAAGATATCGTGGCTAGTTTAGTAGTAGCGGGCAGTAACATAACGAAGACATATGATGATGCCGCAGGTACTCTAACTCTTGCCTCAACGGATACGAATACTCAACTAACAACTGAACAAGTCCAGGACATAATCGGAGCGATGGTTTCCGGTAATACTGAAACAAATATTGCAGTTACATATGATGACACCAATGGAAAACTAGACTTTGTTTCAACAGATACTAACACGCAATTGACCCTGCTCGATCAGGATGATATGTCATCAAATAGTGCTACTGCTGCGGCAAGCCAACAATCCATCAAAGCATATGTGGATGCAGAAGTTGCAGGGTTGGTGGATTCAGCCCCTGGTACATTGAATACATTGAATGAGTTAGCGGAAGCATTAGGAGATGATGCTAGTTTCTCAACAACCATTACCACAAGCATAGGAACTAAACTTGCAAAGGCAAGCAATCTTTCAGATCTAGCCAATGCAGGAACTGCTCGAACAAACTTGGGATTAGGGGCTGCGGCAGTAAAGGGCGTTGCTACCGATGGTTCGGGTGGTGTTGCTGATGGCGAAGGCGATTTGGTAACGGGTAATGCCGTATTTGATTACATTGCAGCTCAAAACTTTGCTACTTCAGGAGCATCTAACTTTGTAATAGGAGATATCACAGGGCAAACGGCTCTAACAAGCGGGCTTGCATCAACAGATGAGTTCGTCATAAATGATGGTGGCAATCTCAAAAGAATGGATACATCTGTGTTGCAGAGTTACCTGCAAAGCAATCTGACATTTACTACCAATACAGATACGCAACTAACAACTGAACAAGTCCAAGACATAGTAGGGGCGATGGTGGATGGAGGAACAGAAACCAACATTGCAGTAACCTATGATGATACAGGAGGCAAGTTGAACTTCGTATCAACCGATACTAATACCCAACTAACTCAAGAACAAGTTGAAGATTATGTCAATGGTCTTATTGTAGGTGGTACAAATGTTACCGCTACTTACGATGATGCGGCAGGAACACTAACGCTTGCTTCTACCGATACTAACACTCAACTAACACAAGAGCAAGTGGAGGATTTCGTTGGAGGTATGCTTGATGGTACTGAAACATTCATTTCTGTAAGTTATGATGATACTGATGGCAACATAGACTTCGTTGTTCCTGTATTGGATGAAGACAACATGGCCTCTAACTCGGCCACTAACTTAGCAACACAACAATCAATCAAGGCATACATAGACAGTAAAACCGCATCCATAGTTGATTCTGCTCCTGCCGCCCTAGATACTCTGAATGAGTTGGCTGCGGCTCTGAACGATGATGCTAGTTTCTCAACAACAACTGCTACCTCTTTGGGCAACAGATTGAGAATTGATGACAATCAATCCCTCAATAGCACACAACAAGCACAAGGTCTGACCAACTTGGGTATTACTGCATCCTTAGCAGAAATCAATATTCTTGATGGCGGATTATCCGCATCCGACATACCTAGTTTAGGAACGAGCAAAATCACATCTGGTACATTCGCCAATGCTAGAATATCTCAAGGAAGCGTAACTCAACACCAAGCCGCCCTTTCCATAACAGAATCACAAATTAGTGATCTTGGATCGTACATTACTGCACCTAGAACAGTCACCGCAGGTGGCAATACATTAGCCAACGGTGAAACGCTTGCATTCACCGCAGGTAGTAATATCACGATTACAGAAAGCGGAGGTGCAGTAACTATCACAGGAGCTGCGGGAGGTATTGGAGGAAGCATAGCCGATACACAAGTAGCGTTTGGCAATAGCACGAACATAGCGGGCGATGCTAATTTTACCTTTGATTCGGCTAATGAGATTTTGAAAGTAGGAGAAATAGTACGAGTTGGTAGCGGTTCAAACACCTTCCCTGCCTACTCATTTCATGGTAATACCGATATAGGCTTGCGATTCTCACAAGTAAGTAGTGCTGATGTATTACGAGTCGTTGTTGATGGTGAGGACCAGGTTGATTTCGCCAATGGTGCAATACAACCCGTGACGAATAACGACATAGATCTTGGAACGGCATCGCTACAATTCAAGAATGCTTACTTTGATGGTACGGTGGAAGCAGATGCTATCACATTGAACGGCACGGCTCTTGGTGCATTGGCTACTCTTGACTCAGTTGCCGCAGGACAGATTGATGCAAATGCAGTTGATAGTTCTGAATTGAAAGACGGTGCAGTTGATGAATCGCACCTCAATGCAACGAACTCCCCTGTTGATAACTACATTTTGAGTTACGACTC